TGCTTCGACGGTGACGAGGCAGGCAGCAAGGCAGCTAAAGAGGTAGCAGAGCTGTTTGGAGGCAAGTCTAAGGTAGTGAAGCACCCACCACACTACAAAGACGCTTGCGACTACCTGAAGCAGAACGACACACACGCTTTCACCGCCGCTTGGTGGGCAGCAGAACGCTTTGTGCCTGATGGCATCATCAACGGTGCTAGTCTCTGGGACGAAGTGAACAGACCTGTAGAGGCAGCTTCTGTGATGTACCCGTGGGACAGCCTTAACAAGCTAACCTACGGCATCAGAGAGGCAGAGCTAGTGACTATCACGGCAGGCTCAGGACTGGGCAAGTCTCAGTTTGTACGAGAGATTGTCTGGCACATAGTGAAGAAGTCAGAGAGCAACATAGGCTTGCTATTCCTTGAGGAGAACGCTAGAAAGACAGCATTGTCTTTGATGTCATTATCAGCCAATAAACCTTTACATATACCAACCACAGAAAGCACTCAAGAAGAACGCTGGGACGCTTTCAGCAAGACGCTAGGAACACAGAGACTATTCTTGTTTGATCACTTCGGCAGCACCAGTGTTGACAACATCATCTCAAGAGTCAGATACATGGCTAAAGCCCTTGACTGTAAGTTTATATTCTTAGATCACGTCTCTATTGTGGTGTCTGCACAGGGCAACGGTGACGAACGCAAGGCACTTGACGAGATTATGACACGCTTGCGTATGCTGGTGCAGGAAACCAACATCAGCTTATTCGTTGTGAGCCACCTAAAGCGTCCAGACTCCAAAGGACACGAGGAGGGTGCAGCAACGTCCCTGTCACAGCTTCGCGGCTCAGGCTCTATTGCACAGCTCTCTGACATGGTGATAGGATTGGAGAGGAACGGACAGGCTGACGACCCTATAGAGAGAAACACAACACACGTCAGGGTGCTGAAGAATAGATTTGCAGGCATTACAGGACGCTCAGGCGGCTTGCTGTACAACTCAGTATCTGGTAGGATGACAGAAATTAAAGAGGAAGTATTATAATGAGATGCGTAGCATGTAATAAATTATTGACAGACTTTGAAGCAACACGGAAGGTAGCTGCAACTGGCGAATTTTTAGACATGTGCAACTACTGCTTCTCTTATTCCGCAGAAGATATTGACACGCTGGAGAGACATGATTTAATGTCAGAGCGTGATTGTGAACTAGAGGATGAAACTTATGAGCAAGATGACTAGCTGGATATTAGAGAGGGAAGAACAGAAACACTATCTACACTCCCTAAACCCCTTTGACAGACATAGCAACACAGAAACTACGGCAGGGCAATATTATGTTGATTACGCTGGATATAGAAACCAACACAAAGCACGACACCATCTGGTGCGTAGTAACTCAGGAAGTAGTGACAGGCAACATGGCAGTTCACACATCACCTGAGACACTAGCCCCACTGATTCGTGACGCTGTTGCTTTTATTGGTCATAACATCATAGGCTTTGACGCTCCAGTGCTTGAGAAGGTGTGGAATTTACACATACCTAACAATAAACTACTTGACACACTGGTTCTTAGTCGTCTGTATAACCCTTCTCTCGACGGTGGACACAGCCTAGACAGTTGGGGCAAGCGTTTAGGCGACGAAAAGATAGACTTCAGTGACTATGACGGTGGTTTATCTGATGAAATGATTGACTATTGCAAGCAAGACGTAGCTTTGACGACGAAGCTGTATAAACATCTTGTTAAATTGTTAAAAGAAGAGGAGTTTAGTAGCGAATGTATCGTTTTAGAACACAACGTAGCCACTATTATGGAGGTTCAGCATCAAAATGGCTTCAAAATAGACGTAGATGGAGCCACCACACTCTATCAGAACATAACACACAAGATGGGGAAGATAACGGAGGAGCTGCAGAAGGTGTTTCCACCGATAGTGGAGGAGAGATGGTCAGAGAAGACAGGAAAGCAACTGAAGGACAAGATAACTGAGTTCAACGTAGGCTCTAGGAAGCAAATAGCAGAACGATTGCAGGCTGTTGGTGTTAAGTTTAAACAAACAACTGACAAGGGAGCTACTATAGTCAACGAGAAAGTGCTAGAAAAGATTGACATGCCTGAAGCGCGTATGATTTATGAATACTTAATGCTTCAGAAGAGATCAGCACAGATTGACTCGTGGCTGTCGTTCGTTAGAGACGGTAGGGTACACGGCAAGGTCATCACTAACGGCGCTGTAACAGGACGTATGACGCACCACAGCCCTAACATGGCTCAAGTGCCGTCAGTGAGTGCAGAGTACGGCAAGGAATGCAGGTCACTATGGACTGTCGATACGGGAAACAAGTTGGTTGGTATAGATGCCAGTGGTCTTGAGCTTCGTATGCTGGCACACTACATGCAGGACGATGGCTACACTAATGAGATATTGAGCGGTGACATACACACTGCCAACATGAAAGCAGCAGGCTTAACAGATCGTAACCAAGCTAAGACATTCATCTACGCCTTCCTGTACGGTGCTGGTGCTGCAAAGATTGGTGAGATCGTCGGTGGCGGCTACAGGGAAGGAGATAAACTTATAAACTCATTCCTACGCAACACGCCAGCACTTGACAAGCTACGCAAGAAGGTAGCAAGACACGCAGCTTACGGCACACTACCAGCACTAGACGGTAGACGCTTGCGAGTCAGAAGCGAACACGCAGCACTAAACACACTACTACAGGGTGCTGGTGCTATTGTAATGAAACAAGCATTGATTATTTTGTATAAAAACTTGACAATGTATGAAATACCACACAAGCTAGTAGCGAATGTACATGATGAATTTCAAATAGAAACATCAGAACCATTTGCACACGTTGTAGGTAAAGGAGCAGTAAGAGCTATCCAGCAAGCAGGCGAACACTTCAACCTGCGCTGCCCGCTGGACGGTGAGTATAACATAGGTAACAACTGGGCAGAGACTCATTGACAAAAACCACTAAGTGTAGTATAATATTATCAATTTAACAAAGAGGCAAAAACCATGACAGAACTAAAACCAGTAACACTAAACTGCGAAATCTTTTGGGCTTCTATGCAAGAGCCTAACCGCATGTCTAACAAGTATCAGATTGACCTAGGCAACCTATCAAAGGCTGCTGCTGATGCTTTAGAGATGCGTGGCATCAATGTTCGTCGCAAGGACGGCCAAGGTGACTTCATCACTGTAAAGTCTAAGAACCCCATTCGTGCTTACGACAAAGACGGTGAAGAAATCAAAGGTGTACTAGTAGGAAATGGCTCCATTGGTAAAGCTGTAATTGGCTATTACGACTGGAAGAACCCAGCAGGACAACAAGGACGTAGCCCTTCGCTGATGAAGTTGGTCATCACTGACCTAATCATCTACGGCGGCGGCCCAGAAGTTAAAGAGGCTGATCTGGAAGAAGCGTTGTGATTTTAATTGACGCTGACATCTTAGCCTACCGCATAGGCTGGTCATGTAACTCAGAAGATGAAAGCACAGCCGTCAGAACTCTTGACGGCTTTATCATCGACCTTCTAACCATACATTTAGGAGCTGACGAAGAAGACTCTGAATACGTCCTCTATCTAACTGGTCGAGGCAACTTCAGGAAAGAGTACGCTGTCACAGCAGAGTACAAAGCAAACAGAAAAGGCAAAGAGAAGCCAGTGCATGTACAGGCGCTACGAGACCACATGATTGCTAAGTGGGCTGCTGTAGTAACTGAAGGCGAAGAAGCAGACGATGCTATTGCTATAGCTGCTACCAAGTATGGCGACAAAGCCATCATGGTGTCATTAGACAAGGACTTCGATCAAATAGAAGGCTGGCATTACAACTTTGTAAAACGCAGTAAGTACTATGTAACCAAAGAAGAAGGCTTAAACTTTTTCTATCGTCAAATACTGATGGGTGACCGCATTGATAACATCATAGGCATCTACGGCATTGGAGAGAAGAAGTCAGCGAAGCTGCTAGAGGACTGCAAGACAGAGAAGGACTACTACGACAAGTGTGTAGAGTTACTAGGCAGTGAAGAACGTGTCCTAGAGAACGGCAGACTGTTGTGGCTGCGGCGCTACGAAGGCCAAATATGGGAGTTTAAAAATGATTGAACTAGAGGTTACAAAACAACACGTAGTTAAGGCTGAAAAAAAGTCTAGAGAGATGGGCGTGTTAAATAACAGTATAAGACAAGGAAGAGGAAACATTTGCGGCTTTGTTGGTGAGGCTGTTATGCAAGACTACCTTAACGCCAAGGAAGCTAACACGTATGATTACGATTTAATAACAAACGATGGTAAAAAAATAGATGTAAAAACCAAACAAACTAAAGTAAAACCCAGAGATTACTATGACTGTAGTATCTCTAACTTCAATACAAAACAAGGATGTGATTACTATGCCTTCGTTAGAGTCAACAACGAGTTAACTAAGGCTTGGTTTTTAGGTTTAGTAGACAAAGACGCTTACTTTGAAAACTCAAGATTCTTAAAAAAAGGAGAAGTTGACGGAGATAACGGCTTTGTTGTCAGAGCTGATTGTCATAACCTTAGCATCAACAAAGTTTGGGAAATGTCAAAACATGCGGAACAACGGTAGATGGACAGACGCGCGTTTTAAATCCTTCATAATCTCAGCCTTGCGAGGCGCTCATGGTAAGTGGGGCGTTAAGCACGATGCTAAGAAGAAGGCTTGGGTCAGCAGAGGTGTGTACAAATGCGCCTCTTGCGCCAAGCTAGGGCCAGCTACATTGCCACCACTTGAAGGAAATAAGCGCAAACGAAACAACGCAGCAGTAGACCATATAAACCCTGTAGTTGATCCAGTAGTAGGCTTTGTTGACTGGAACACTTACATCAACAGGATGTTCTTAGAGATAGATGGTTATCAAGTGCTGTGTTACAAATGCCATGCTGAAAAGACAGCGGCAGAACGACTAAGAAGGAAAAAGAAATGAGAGATTTAACTGTAGCTTTCTTGAACGAGTTGTTTGAGTATGATAAAGAAACTGGCAAGTTGTATTGGAAAGTCGTTAGACAAAGAGGAAATGTGGGTGACGAGGTCGGCTGTGACAATGGTAGCGGGTATCTAGTAACAAGAATTAACGATAAAGTTTATAGAGTGCATCGAGTTATTTTTTTAATGCACAAAGGTTACCTACCAAAAACTCTTGACCATGTTAACGGAGACAGGGCGGACAACCGCATAGAAAATTTAAGAGCTGTGACAAGCAGTCAGAACCAGCATAATAGAAAGCTCAACAAGAACAACACAAGCGGATACAAAGGAGTTTTTTACCACAAAAAAACAGCCAAGTTCTGCGCTCGGATTAGTCACATAAATAAAAATATACATTTAGGGGTTTACAACACACCAGAAGAAGCTGATGTAGCGGTAAGAGCAGCCAGAGAAAAACTACACGGTTCTTTCGCCCACCACGGAGATCAATAATGACTAAGCATCTAGTGATACCAGACACACAGGTAAAGCCAGACCAGTCTGTCGATCATCTTCGCTGGGCTGGTCAGTACGCAGCAGAGAAGAAGCCAGAAGTTATTATTCACATTGGCGATCACTGGGACATGCCTAGCCTCAGCAGCTATGACGTAGGCAAGAAAAGCTTTGAAGGTAGACGTTACATCAAAGACATCGAAGCAGGTATAGCAGGCATGGAAGCCTTTTTAGAGCCTATACGAACTGAGCAGGCACGACTGAAGCATAACAAGTGGAAGCAGTGGAACCCTCGTATGGTGTTTACACTAGGCAACCACGAGAACCGCATCACACGCGCTGTAGAGTCTGACCCAAAGCTAGACGGTCTGTTGAAGTTTGAAGACCTGAAGCTTGAAGAGATGGGCTGGGAAGTTATACCGTTTCTACAGCCAGTGGTTATTGACGGCATAGCCTATTGCCACTACTTCACCAGCGGTGTCATGGGCAGACCTGTCAGCAGCGCCAAGCTGATGTTAACTAAGAAGTACATGAGCTGCATTATGGGACACGTCCAAGACAGAGACATAGCCTACGGACGCAAAGCAGACGGCACTAACATGCTTGGTTTGTTTGCTGGCATCTACTACAGACACGACGAAGACTACTTGACACCACAGACCAACGGAAGCTGGGCAGGTATCTGGATGTTGAATGAAGTAGCCAACGGAGGTTGTGACGAGTTACCAGTTAGTATAAACTATCTGCAACAACGCTACGGAGATTAGCAATGTCATTGACTTATTATGAGCTGCTAGATAGAATGGAACAGTTGGACGAGATTACGTTAGTAGAGATACTGGAGCTAACATCTAAGGAAATAGTTGCAGCTTTTTCAGATAGAATAAACGATAATTTTTATGAATTAGTAGAGGATTTTGAAGATGAGCATTAACTCAACAACACCAGAAATGTGGGACGCACTACGCAAGAAGCATTCGCCTATTGAGAACAACTTGCTAACAAACGCACTAAATAGCTACGCAGCAGAAGCAGAGAAAGAAGCTGAAGACATGGTGACAGCACCGCGTCATTACAACACAGGCAACATAGAGTGTATTGATGCAATAGAGGAGTCCATGTCCAGTGTTGCATTCAAAGGTT